AGTTATGCAATAGGTGTTGATATTGGTGGTGGTGTTGGTAGAGATTATAGCGTAGTCTTTTGTTGTAGTAAGTTGACGGGTCAACCTGTGTGTTTGTGGCGTAGTAATATGGTATCGCCGATAGCATTGGTAGATTACATTATGGATATGAGTGCAACGTATAACAATGCTCTTGTATTGGTAGAGAGTAATAACTATGGTATGGCGACTATCAATGAGTTGTTGCATCAAGGCTTTGGTCGGTTGTGGAAGACAGAGGATGGCAAAGACTTTTTGACGACAAGTAAGACAAAGCCACTTATATTTGAGAACTTGCGCAAGGGTATCCAGAGTGGGTATATCAATATGATAGACAATATAACTGCAATGGAATTGCGTAGTATTACAGTGGATGATAAGGGTATAATCAAATTTGCAGACAATCTAGATAGTCATAGTGATAGTGCAATGGCGATGGCACTTGCATATTACTGTTTGGATGTGGTAAGATTAAAGCAAGTTGCATATTTACCAGATTGGATCAAGAGTAGGAAAGCGGATAAGATACGAGAAACGAGTGGTGCTATGGCATCGAGTTATAGGAGATACTGATGAGAACACAAACAGATATAGTCAAGTTGATCAATGTTATATTGGAAGAACATAATACTCTATGGGATAACCAGCGTTCTGAGTTGAAGCGATATAGAGATGTGTATGAGAATAAGTTTTGGCAAGCAAACTATATGCAAGATACGATGATCCGAGTAGAGACTGCGGATTGCTTTTCGTATGTTGAGGGATTCATTGCATCGTTGTTCTCTCGTAATCCAGCGGTAGTATTGGGTAAAGATCCGAGTATGATGAATGGAGAGCCAAAGGTAGCGCAAGAGGTTATCAATCGGTTCTTGTTTGACAAGAGAGATCAGTTTGAGATAGCATCTAGATTGGCGTTGATATATCCTTGTTCGTTCCTCAAGTTATCACCTACAGATAGTTCCGATATATTGGAGATGGTAGACATACGAGCAGTACCTTGTTGGGAGATTATTGTCGATACGGATGCAAGTAGTTGGGATAGTCAACGGTTTTGTGGTCATACATATTACTTGAGTATGCCTGAAGCCAAGAAGCGATATGGCAATAAAAAGTTTAGTGCTATACCTAAGGCGGATTATTTCCATCCAAACAATAGATACGATGGTAAAACAGATGATATGCCAGATGATTATTTATATATACAGGTGGTAGAACTATATGACTTTGCCTATGACCAACTATACTTTTGGAGTCCCAACTATAAGAATGGAGAAGAACTTTTGGAGCGAAACCAAATACCGATCCGAACTTATGATGACAAACCATTGTCGCCGATCTGTCCATTGTTCTACGCAAGAAAACCTGAAAAAGCAATGTGTGGACTATCAGCTGTATCACGAGTCTATGATCAGTTCTACGAAAAAAACATATTGCGTACCTATTGGGCTAACGCAGTACGTAGAGATAGTAGACAATACTTATACAGAGAGGGGGCACTTGACGAAGAAGCACTTGCCCAAATCACAAGTGGTGTCGATGGTGCTATGATACCTGTAGACTTGCCTAGTCTAGATGGGGTTATACAATCTATTGGAGTTGAGCCAATCAGTACAAATTTTGATAGGTATCTTGCTGCAATAGAACAAGATATAAATCGTGGATCAATCCTTGCTCCATTTTCAAGGGGAGAAGCAACTAAGGCAACGGCAACAGAGGTTACTGCGCTTGCACAATATAGTGCATCGGAGATCGGTAAGTTAGCCAGAGAGCGTGATGGATTGATAGAACAAGTTGCTAGAGTATACTTGCGTATTGTTTCGTTGCTAGCGGAAGATAATCAAAAAGCAGTTATAGATGTTGAAGGTAAAATGACCATTATAAATATGCAAGACTTGGATGCAAAGTTCAAGATTGTTGCACTAGATCAAAGTAGCACGCCATTATCTGAAGCAATAAAACGGACAAATCTTGTCAACTTATTGCCTGTGCTTGCACAACTTGGCGTGCCAAATAATACTCTTAAAGAAGAACTTATCCGTATATATGACTTTCCACAATCATTCCTTGAAACACCACCAACACCACCAATGCCACCACAACAACAAGGTATGCCACAAGCACCAAGTGGACAACCTATGGAAGCACAAGGTGTTGGAGATATAGGTGCGCAAGGTGAACTCCCAGCACAACAACTAGCACAAGAACTTTTGAGTAGGAAATAACTATGCCATTGTATAACTTTTTATGCACAAACTGTAATTATCTTGCAGAATACTTTGTATTCGGCTATGATGAAAGTGTACCTTGCGAGTGTTGCTTTTCTGCTGAACATCAAGTAAGACAGATAAGTTTACCATCCAAACATTCCTCGTGGCATAGCACAGGAAGATATGGGGCCAATGGTTACTTTAGCAAGGCACTTGGTAAGTATGTAGATAGTCCACAACAAGCGCAAGATATACTTGAGAAACAAGGCTTCGTATGTGAAGCAGACTTACCAAAACATAGATGGGATGATGCAACAGAAAAGCATCGAGATACGATTACAGAACAAGAAGCATATATACAAACATACAAAGATAAGTTAGCAAGTGGTAAATCAAAAGAAGAAGCAGTAGCCGAAACCTTTACTGCACAAGATGCACTCTCTGGCAAACTAGAGCAAACATTCAAAGGAGACACAATATGATGTACGGACAAAACAAACCATCCGAGATCGAGATCGAGATACAAAGTGCAGAGCAAGAAGACGAACAAGGCTTTGCAGACAAGGCGCCACGTGGTATGTTTACACGTAAAGGCTTAAACAATCTTGTAAAGGCTACCAATAGATTACTCCCAGCATTCGAACAAACACCTGACTATCCTATGTTTGAAGCAGATACAGAACAACTACCTACAGACTTTGTGCGTGTATTGTCTATGTTTGAGGGTGCAGTACAACAGGCTATTAGTGATGGTGTTGTTGGTGAAGATATGATGATAAGTCTAGATGGTGTAAGTGATGATCAAGCACTCAACTTGCTTGCCGGGAAAGTAACTGCACTTGCACAAAATAAAGAGTTCAAAAAGTTCTTAAAGAATCCCCCGGCTCCAAAGCAAGAAGAAGAGCCATCGATGGAAGAACAATCAGCTCCACAAGCAATGAACACAGATCAACTATTTATGGAGAGAATGTAATGCCCTTAAAAAAAGGTGGCTCTCCAAAAGTTATCTCTTACAATATACGTAAAGAGATGAAAAGTGGTAAACCACAAAAACAAGCAGTTGCTATAGCCTTATCTATGGCCAAAAAAACTAAACCCAAAACAATCAAAAGGAAAAAGAAATGACTGATCCAAACGACACTACTCCAGATGGAACTGTTGAAGAAACCACAGAAACTGAAGAAACCGCAGACCTTGAACCAATGACTATAGAAGAACTTATGGCATTGAATGAAGAAGACTACGAAGAATTTACAGAGAACGCAAACCACACAGGTATGAAACCATTGCACGAATGGTTGCACAATGTGCCAGAAGATGTGCGTAAACACGTGGCTAATCTTAGATCAAGTTACACACGTAAGACACAAGAGATCGCTGATATGCGTAGAGAGTTGGAGCAAGAACGCAAAGCATTACTTGCACAACAAGATCTTACTGTGAACAATCCTTACTTGAAAGAAACACAAAAGCATCTTGAAACAGACGAAGAATACGATCTCTATACCCAAGAAGGTATGCAAAAAGAAATCAAAAGACAAGCGGCTAAAATGCTACAAGAAATGATGCAACCGGCACAACAAGAGATACAACTCAAACAAAGACAGATGCAATTGCAAGAGTTCAAAAACGCAAACCCTGAACTCACACAAGATGAATACCGTTTGCCTATCGCAAAGATGTTGATGGAAAGACCAGAGTTAAAACTTGAAGATGCATTCTATATTGTCAAAGCAAAAGTAGATAGTGAGAAAGCACGAGCAGAACGTGAACAAATGGCACAACAACGTGCATCTAGAAAAGATACATTGACCAAAACAAGCAATGGTAAGTCTGTAAGTCCAAGTGGAACACCAAAGTTCCGTGATGCTTGGGAAGCATTCCAATACCACAAAGCACAACAAGAGAGAAAGTAATGGCCCAAATAGATAATGGACACGCACATTATATGCGTGCTTTGATGCTTGAATGCAATGTTACATATAAAGAGATGTCAAAAGAATTTCAATGTACAGAGTCTTATGCTTGGCGTATGGTAAATACAAACAATCCAGATGCCATAAACTTTCTACGTCTATGCACATACTTTTCTGCGCTAGTAAAGGTTCCGGTAGAATATATCATAGAACGTGCCAGCGCATCTCTTGGTGTAAACATATACGAACCATTACAGAAACGTATCTATATGGTAAACCGAGAAGAGAACAAAGGACTCATAAAATGCGAAGAATAGATACAATCTTTGTGCATCATAGTGCATCGCCCAAAGCAACTACAACTGTAGAAGATATACGGCATTGGCATCTAGAACGTGGATGGAAAGATATAGGCTACCATTTTATCATCGAGAACGATGGCACAGTACAGTTTGGTAGACCAGAAGCTGAGATTGGATCGCATACCAAAGGACAAAATAGATTTAGTATTGGTATCTGTGTTGTTGGTAATACCAATGTTGAACCACCATCACCACCACAAATACAATCACTAAAAGTATTGTGTCAATCATTATTTGAAAAATACAATCTTACTTGGAAAAGTGTATATGGACACAAAGATTTCGGACAAACTGAATGTCCGGGCAGAATGTTATATGCATTGCTCCAACAACTAAAACAAGGTTTGGGTTGACAAGTAAACATTTTATTGTATAATGTGTGCATAAGACTCCACACGGAATAACTTATACATACATACAAACATTGCACTCTCATTGAGAATACGCACAAACAACATAAACTATTATAATTATTAAGGAAAATATATTATGGCTATTTCTAATGACTTACTATCGTCAACGCTATTTTCCATCCGTGATGGAGAGGTTG